TACAGAGGTGAATGTATCGAATGTGGTATCACAAGAAGACTACGAGGCAAGAGTAAAGGCTGCATCATTCATTGGTACTCTTCAAGCGGGATATACTAACTTCCACTACTTGAGACCAATATGGCAAAGAACTACTGAGAAAGATGCGTTAGTTGGAATATCAATGACAGGTATCGGATCAGGAGCAGTTTTAAAGTTAGATATGAAAGCAGCTGCAAAAGTTGTTAAAGAAGAAAACAAAAGAACTGCTGAGTTATTGAAGATCAATCCAGCGGCAAGAACAACAACAGTAAAACCTGCAGGAACAACATCATTAACTTTAGGTACATCATCAGGGATACATGCTTGGCATAATGAGTATTATATTAGAAGAGTAAGAGTTGGTAAAAACGAATCAATTTATTCTCATCTAAAACAAAATCATCCTGAACTTGTTGAAGATGAATATTTCAGACCACATGATACTGCGGTTATTGGAATTCCACAAAAAGCACCTGAAGGATCAATTCTAAGAAATGAATCACCAATCCAATTATTGGAGAGAGTGAAGAAGGTTCAACAAGAATGGATTAAACCAGGTCACAGAAGTGGATCAAATGCTCACAATGTATCTGCAACCATTTCAATCAGAGAGCACGAGTGGCCAGCGGTTGGTGAATGGATGTGGGAGAACAGAGAACATTACAATGGACTTTCAGTATTACCATATGACGGAGGAACATACATTCAAGCACCGTTTGAAGATTGTACTGAAGAAAAATATGACGAGTTAATGGAATCATTAAAAGATGTTGATTTATCTAAAATTGTTGAAGTTGATGATAACACAGACCTATCAGGCGAAGTTGCTTGTGCGGGAGGTGCATGTGAAGTTGTGATGGCATAATGGAACACGATAAATTAGTTCAGAACATTGTAACTGGAATGTATGACTCGATCAAAGGAAACAGATAATACAGTAAGGGAGAAGCCAAAACTTCTCCCTTCTGATTTTTATATTGAGAACGGATTTAAAGTGATGACTGAAGAATATCATATCAAACGAGGATATTGTTGTGGTAATGGTTGTAGACATTGTCCTTTCACTCCAAAAGCAATTAAAGGTAATAGGACTTTAATTGAAAAATAAAGCAAGTATATTTATACTATATGGGAGACGGAACTACATATGGTATAAATTTTCCTTTCAGAGATTCTGTTCGTGGTGACTACTTGGATTTAACCAACACTGCGGGACAAGAAATCAGAGCGGATCTTATTAACCTACTTCTTACTAGAAAAGGATCTAGATATTTTTTACCTGATTTTGGTACAAGACTTTATGAGTATCTTTTTGAACCATTTGATGGTTTAACTTTTGATGCAATTGAATCTGACATCAGATCTTCAGTTGAAAAATACATTCCAAATTTATTAATTAATAGATTAACCGTAGAACCTTTAGATCCAGAAGAGGAGGCGGACGACAACGCTTTCACATCAAACACACCAACCTCACCTGTTTATAGATACCCTGGAAAAGGAACCGCAGAATATACTGCAAAAATAAAAATAGAATATTCTGTCCAAGACAGTGCATTTGCAACAAGTGATTTTGTAATTATCAATATTTAAGATAGATGGCTAATCGTAAGATATCATATACAACCAGAGACTTTGAAGGAATAAGGTCAGAACTTATACAATACGTTCGTACTTACTATCCTGAATTAATTCAAAACTTTAATGACGCTTCGGTGTTTTCTGTGTTTTTGGATTTAAACGCTGCTGTTGCAGATAACTTACATTATCATATTGATAGAAGTATCCAAGAGACAGTTCTTCAATATGCACAACAAAGATCTTCAATTTACAACATTGCAAGAACTTACGGATTAAAATTACCGGGTCAAAGACCTTCAGTAGCTTTAGTTGATTTTTCAATAACAGTACCTGCGTTTGGTGATAAAGAAGATGAAAGATATTTGGGTCAACTAAGAAGAGGTTCACAAGTTTTAGGTGCTGGTCAAGTTTTTGAAAACGTAGAAGATATTGATTTTGCATCTCCGTATAATTCCCAAGGATTTCCTAATAGACTTAAGATACCAAACTTTGATAGTAGTAATAGATTGGTAAACTATACTATAACTAAAAGAGAAGTTGTTGTTAATGGTATAACTAAAGTATTCAAAAGAGTAATTACTCCTGGTGACGTGAGACCATTCTTAGAGGTTTTTTTACCTGAGAAGAATGTATTAGGTGTTACTAGTGTTCTTTTAAAGGATGGCACAAGTTACACAACAGTACCAACAGTTAATGAATTTTTAGGATTACAAAACAAATGGTATGAGGTTGATGCTTTAGCTGAAGATAGAATCTTTATTGAAGACCCAACAAAAGTATCTGACCAACCAGGAATTAAGGTGGGACGTTACATTCAAACACAAGATAAGTTTATAACTGAATATACACCTGAAGGATTTTTAAAGATGACTTTTGGTGGTGGAACAAACACCGCACAAGATGCTCTTAACCAATTTACAACGTTAGGGGTTCCTTTAAATCTACAATTATATCAAAACAATTTATCGTTAGGTTCAGCACTAAAGGCTAATACAACTTTATTCATTCAATATAGAACGGGTGGAGGACTATCAACAAACTTAGGAACTAATGTGATCAACCAAGTTGGAACCGTTTCATTTTTCGTGAATGGCCCATCGGAAGGTACAAACCAACAAGTTGTTGGATCTTTAAGATGTAATAACGTAACAGCGGCTATCGGTGGAGCTGGACAACCAACAGTTGAAGAAGCAAGAAATTATGTATCATTCAACTTCGCATCACAAAATAGAGCGGTAACAGTAAATGACTATGAAGCTCTTGTTAGAAAAATGCCATCACAATTCGGAGCACCTGCAAAAGTTGCTATCACGGAAAACAACAATAAGGTATTAGTTCAGATTTTATCTTATGACACTTCAGGTAAATTAACATCTATTGTGTCGAATACATTGAAACAAAACTTAGCGAATTATCTATCGAATTATAGAATGTTGAATGACTATATCTCAATTGAAACTGCTGAAGTTATTGATATTAGTATTGATATTGCGGTTGTGTTAGATGCAACTCAAAACCAAGGACAAGTTATTTCAAATATAGTTAATAAGATATCAACTTTCATGGACCCACAAATTAGACAGTTAGGACAAAATATTTACTTAGCACAACTTAATAGTTTGATTCAAGATGAGAATGGTGTAATTACCGTTGCTGGACTTCAAATTTTTAATGAGGTTGGAGGTCAATACTCATCAGCTCAAACATCGATGCCATATGCTGATGAAGAATCAAGACAGATAAGACCTGTTGATGATACCATATTTGCTCAACCAAGTCAGGTGTATCAAATTAGATATCCACAGAAGGATATTAGAGTAAGAGTCAAGAACTTCCAAAACGTTTCGTTTACTTAAGTTTATTTAATCAACCATTAGGTTATCATTGATTAATACGCCATTTCTTTTCCTTAGAAAATGGGGGTTAAACTATTTATCAAAAAAAGGCATTAATGGGTAATTCCTACAGAATACGAACCGAACCAGGTTCAGACCAAATTATTAACGTACAAATCGATCAAGAATTTGATTTCTTGGAAATACTTTCTTTGAAGATTCAAAGTGATGACATCTATACAAGAAACTGTGCGGATTATGGAGTTGTTATTGGGCGTGTTACTGCAAATGGTGGATTCGGATTACCTAATGTTAGAGTTTCAGTCTTTGTTCCGATAGCACAAGAAGATCAAAACAATGAAATTGTTAGTGTCCTTTATCCTTATAAATCACCAACAGATAAGAACGAAGATGGGTATAGATATAATCTATTACCGTATGAGAAATCTTATTCTTCCCACGTACCGACAGGTACATTTCCATCAAGAAGTGATGCGTTAGCTAACCCAACAGTCATTCAAGTTTACGACAAGTATTACAAGTATACGGTAAAGACTAATGATAGTGGTGATTATATGATTATGGGAGTTCCGTTAGGGAACCAAACTGTTGTAATGGATGCTGACCTTTCAGATATTGGTGAGTTCAGCCTTACCCCACAAGATTTGATTAGAATGGGGTTAGCAACTGAGAATCAATTTAATGGTAACGGATTTAAAGCTTCAGCTGATTTAAATTCCTTACCTCAAATTATAAATTTACAAGCGAATATAGATGTTTCACCTCTTTGGGGACAACCTGAGGTATGCCAAATTGCCATCAATAGAGTCGATTTCGATTTGAGAGACGATGCAAATA